CCAAGTCGGCTTTCCCAGATCACAAGATCGTCAGCATGAACATTGAGGATGAGAGCGTAGATGACCCGATCCCGTTTTGACACACACCGCCCCTATGCTAGGCTGCAATGACAGCCAGCGAAGGGGTGCAGCATGGCCGACTATCAAAGCATGATCGTGTTCGATAGCACGGTCGATGTATCCGAGGAGACCGATCTGGCGTTTGACTACTTCGAGAGTTTCTCAGATGACTACGATCTCCACCGGCTCATGCAGGGAATGCTTGTAGCCATCAGCTACTTGGCAGAAGACGAAGGACACCCGGTGCAGTAATGCCTTTACATCCTTTTTTTTGACGCTATGAATGATAAGGCGGCTAGGGATTGCAACCCGAAACGTGAGACTTCCTGCCTCACTGCCGCGCACCAACAGCAGGACAAGTCTACAGGAGGCTGAAGTGAATACCGACATAAACAGAATATTTCTATCTGGTTTGACCAATAGATGGCACGCCAATCCTTGGCTGGCCACAACAACAGATCGGATTGATGGTCATCAAGGCCGCGTTGCACGGCTAATCACCGCGCTATGGCCAGATGCGTCCAGAGATCTTATCATCGCAGCACTAACGCACGATGATGGTGAAAGCGTCACTGGCGATATTCCATTCACTACCAAAAAGACAGAACGTCAGAAAAATGCAGAAGCCGCAGCCCGCGTAATGATCTGGGGCAGGCAATTGCCATCACTATTAACGCCAGACGCAGATCGGCTGATCTTCTGCGATAGGCTTGATGCAGCAATGTGGATGATGCACCACGCACCAGAATGTCAGCACGATCGCGGATGGCCAGAAGCTATTGAATGGATCAAACGAGAGGCAAATATTCTTGGAGTGGAGGTTTCAATATGAGCCTTCAAGAATATCGCGATTACATCGCATCTCGCGCCACACTGGCGCAGATGCAGGGATTTGATGCTAAGACTATCAACAGCATGGCAAAAGGGCATCAAATCGCAGCGCTCGAATTTGCACTAAAGCGCGGCAAGAGCGCAGCATTTCTTGACACAGGTCTTGGCAAGTCGTTCATCGAACTGGAATGGGCGAGACAGGTATCCGAAGAAACAGGCAAGCCCGTGCTGATACTAACACCGCTTGCCGTTGCTGGCCAGATGGTCCGCGAAGGCGTAAAGTTTGGCATTTATGCACGACAGATACGTGAGCAGAACGAAGTCGGCGCGGGCGTCATGGTGGCGAACTATGAGCGTTTGCCAAAACTAGATCCGGCATCGTTCGGCGGCGTCGTTCTGGATGAAAGCAGTATCCTCAAGTCATTCGCAGGCCGCACACGCAATTTGTTGATGGAGGCATTCGACGGGTTTAATTTTAAGCTGGCAGCGACCGCTACCCCATCGCCTAATGACCACATGGAACTTGGTAATCATGCTGAATTTCTTGGCGTGATGCGACAGCAGGAGATGCTGTCAAAGTGGTTTATTAACGACACTAGCACGGCATCGCAGGAATGGCGGCTGAAGGGTCACGCGCAAGAGGACTTCTGGTCATGGGTGGCGTCATGGTCACGCTGCGCAACGCTGCCATCAGATCTGGGTGGAGACGATACAGGATATGTGTTGCCTGATATTGACAGACGCTTGCATCAGGTCGCAGCCGACAGAACGGCAGACGTAGAGCAAGGGATGCTATTCCGCATACCTGAACTCAGCGCAACCAGCTTTCACCAAGAGAAGCGCCTAACTATGAAAGACCGTTGCGAACGCGCGGCGGAACTGGCGAACCACGATAAGCCAGTCACGGTCTGGTGCGAGACCAACGATGAAAGCGACTTGCTCACAAAGATGATTGACGGGGCTGTTGAAGTTCGAGGCGACCAGAAACCAGAAGAAAAGGAAGCGCGGCTGTTGGGCTTCGCCGATGGCGAGTATCGGGCAATCGTGACCAAGCCCAAGCTGGCTGGCTTTGGTGTGAACTGGCAGCACTGCGCGCACGCTGTTTTTGCATCAATCTCGTTCTCATACGAACAACACTATCAGGCAGTCCGCCGTTCGCATCGGTTCGGACAAAAGGAACGTGTAAGAAACGACATTGTTATAGCAGACACAGAGGCGGCAATCTGGCGGGCTATACATGGAAAAGCCGAAAAGCACGAAGAAATGAAGCGCCGCATGTCAGATGCAATGAGGCGCGCGCAATCAAACGCAGATACTCGAGTGAAATATGATCGCCCGCTGGATCTTGCGTTTCCACAATGGATTAAGGGAGAATAAAGATGACAAAACAACCAGAGTATCATGGCAACGGATGGGCTGTTCATAATTCCGATTGCATTGAGGGCATGTGGGCAATGCCGGAAAATAGCGTTGATTGTGCGATCTTCTCTCCACCATTCGGAGATCTTTTTGTCTACAGTGACAGTGAGCGCGACTTGGGAAACGCCGGAGAAGGCGAGGCGTTCATGGATCAATACAAATACTTTGCAGAGGCGCTAACGCGCGTCTTACGTCCGGGACGTATAGCCTGCGTGCATTGCACCGATCTGCCCATGCTAAAAGGCAAGCACGGCGCTATCGGCCTGCAAGATTTCTCTGGTGATCTAGTAAGAGCGCACAGCGCCGCTGGCCTTGTGTATCATGGTCGCGCAACAATCTGGAAAGATCCGGTCGTTGAGATGCAGCGCACCAAAGCTATAGGATTGCTATACAAGCAAATCCGCAAAGACAGCGCCATGAATCGCGTTGGAATGCCAGACTACATGCTATTTTTTCGCAAGGATGCGCAAAACGAGCGACCCATTCAACACGCGGCACCGGGCGATAATGAAGCCGTTAAGATTGCCAAGGAATGGCTCGACGATCTCACACGCCAAGGACTTTGCGCAGGAACTCCGCCAGATGAAATATTGGCAGAGTTGATCCAAGATGCAGAGTTTGACGTGATGGAATGGCAGCGTGTGGCAAGCCCGGTATGGATGGACATTCAGCAAGGAAACGTCCTGCGAAATTACCGCGATGCCAAGGGAGCGAACGACGAAAAGCACGTTTGCCCGCTCCAGCTTGACGTTATCCGCAAATGCCTGCGCCTCTACACTCGTCCCGGTGATGTTGTCATGGACCCATTCAACGGGATCGGATCTACCGGATACGAGGCAGTAAAGGCGCGCCGAAAATATATCGGCTTTGAACTAAAACCAGAATACGCAGCGCAGGCCAACAAGAACCTGCAAGAAGCAGAAAGGCACGGAGCTGATCTTTTTGCTGCTGAATGAAATAGGCCCGGATTGTCTATGATCATTTAATTGACCGGAACAGATCATAGATGAAAAAGGGTCTACCCCTCTCTCGGAAACCAAAGACACGCAAGGGAGAGGGGATCAATTTAAGGCAATGCCCAAAGTGACAACCAAACGACAGCAAGCACTCGACACCGCTTCCAGCCTGATCCACGGCCCACGCAATGCCGACTACGGCCCGCCCAAGGTGAACTTCCAGCGCATCGCTGATCGGTGGAGCCAGATCCTGCGGGTGGACATTGAGCCGTGGCAGGTGTGCCTGATGATGGCCGACCTGAAGATCGCACGCATGTGCGAGGGGTATACGGACGACAGCCCGATTGATATCATAGGCTACGCCGCGCTGATGGCGGAACTGGCACCCGAGCGCTGAACTTTTTCCACGGGGAGGGGTGCCGGTGAACTTTTTCCACGGAGGGGGCTGACATGGCCGTCAATGTAGGCATCTCGACCACCGGCAGCACCCGGAGCATCAATCGCCGCCTGCACAACCTCATGCACCGGCAAATCCCCTTCGCAGCGTCCAAGGCGCTGAACGACACCGGCAACGTGCTGCTGGCCGTCAACAAGCGCGAGATGCGGAAGCAGTTCGACAAGCCTGTGCGGTATACGCTGAATGCGTTCCGCGTGAAGTATGCTCGCAAGAATGATCTGAACGTGCGTCTTGAGCGCAAGTCAGCACCAGCGGGCAAGCATTACCTCGAAATCGAACACAAGGGCGGAAACCGCCCAAGAAAAGGCTTCGAGACCATGTTGCGCGCATCGCTCGCTGGAAGATATACCGGCAACCTGATGGCCGTGCTGCCAACAAGCAGAACGCAAACAAAGGGCGGCACTGTCAGCATGGCTCGCGTTGATGAGGCTATCGCAGGTCTGAAGGCAGGAGCACCAACATCACAGCGCCGCGCGGCTGGCGTGGCCAAACAAGCGGGCCGCATCGCCCAGCGCAAAAGCCCGGTTGATTACTTCATCGGATACAAGGGCAAGGGCAAGAACAAAACCGATGGCATCTACAAACGCACCGGCAAGGGCGTGCAAAAGATGTTCCACCTGATTGATCGAGCACCCGGATACAATCGCAACTTCCCCTTCTACCCGCCGCTGGTCAGGAAGGCCAAGCAGTTCTTCCCAAGTCGGATGCGCAAGCAACTTGCAATGGCGTTGCGCACAGCGCGCTTCTGAGGGCCACTGTGGTGGCCACTTTG